TCAGCGCGCCGTTGCCCTCGATAGTGCCGGATATTTCGGCCATGCCGTCATGCGGCGTGGAAAGCGAGAAGTCAGTGATACTGCCCCAACCGCTCTGATATGAGCCGTCAGGGTAGAAGAGCGCAAGGTTGACCTCTTTACCGTTGAGGAAAGCGTATTCCAGCGCCTCTATACCATTGTCGGAGCGAAGCATAAGGCCGCTCAGATCGATGCTCCAACTGCGCAAGCCCGGCTTTTTAGCACCCCAGCCGTCGTTGCCCTTATGGCTGGCGTCTATGCTTTCCGCTGATCGTGAAAGGTCGGAAGATCGCTGCCCGCCTATCAGCGTCCATGTCGGCGATGCCGCCGTTCCTGTGTTGATTTTCAGCAGAAAATCTTTTCCGACTTCCGAGCTCTGCGTAGTCGGGTTCTCTGGTAGTGTTATGCTCATTATTCATTACCTCCTATAAATTGAATGTCCGCGGTCAAGAGAAGTACGCCGTGATAGCCCGTCACCTCTTCGGGATAGGCGTTGAATTCGCTCACGTCTTTCGATCTGACCGAATACCCGCTCTCCGAAAGGTCAAGGTCCCAGGCCGTATAAACGGCGGCGACTTCTTCCGCAACGGTGTTGATCTCTTTTTTACCCTGGTATATACTCCATATATCAAGGTACATTTTGACCTGCGATATGTCCGTAAGCTTCGCGCCGTCCATGTTGCAAACGAAGGCGCCAAAGGTGATTGCCGGCATCTCCATCTTATCTGGCACATCGTCATAAACAGGCGTCGTCTGATTTTCGGTCAGGAGCTTGTACAGCGCCGTTTGAAAGGCGATCATGGGGATATGCCTTATCATGGCTGCGCCGCCTTTTTAACGTCACGTATGAGCTGCGGACGCTCTTCGTCGTAAGCGGGCTCGATGAACGGCTGGGCTCGCCGTGACGGGATTGTAGCGCGCGCAGCAAATATCACCATGCTTGAAGCGTTTTCCATAATATTTGTTCCAGTGATGCGGAGAGCCTTTTTTCTGTCTGGTTTTACCTCTGATCTCGCAACACCCATTTCGATTAGATGGGCGTGCGGTTTTTTTGCGCCGAAGTATCCTACTGGGCCGCTCGCATAATACTCATGCTTGCGGAACGATGAAAAGATAGACTTTTTCAATGTTCCTCTGCCGACTGGCACGCGGCGTTTCGCCGAGTCAGCCATTCTTTTTATGCCGTTGTTGATGGCCCGCTCGAGGCCAAGCCTCGCCTTTCCGTCATACATTCGGATCGCTTTTATTGCTTCCTGCACTTCGAGGGAATCTACGCTTGCCTTGACAGAAAAGTTTTCGCCTTTGTCCGTGTGGTTAATCCCCAAAACGGTCAACCTCCTTGCAGATCAGCGTCATATAACGGCGATCTATCACGCCTACGCCGATCACGTCATAGATTCTTTCGCCCTCCACGACACGGCAGCCGGGCGTTACACCGTTGCAGGAGCGGATCGTTATCTCGTGTGTAACGATAGCCGCGATGCCGCCCTGTATGATCTCCTGCCGCATTTTCGGCGGCTTGAACAGCGCCCATGCCGTACAAAGCGCCGCCCATGCCGTAGATCGCCCGCCCATAGCGTCAGGAGTGATGACAGCGCGCTCTATCGTTATTTTTCTATCCAGACTGCCGGGGTTCATATCGGTATGTTCCTTCGCAGATTCAGGATATTGATCGCGCCGAGCGGCACCTCCTGCATCGCCTTTTCAGAGGATACCGCGCTTCGGTTTTCGTACCAGTGGCCTATCACCAGTAAACAGGCCGCTTTCTCCATAACCGGCATATCTTCCGCGGCAATCACATTGTCGTTTTCGCCCATTCTCTCCTTATACACCCTGTTCTGATAGTTCTCGGCGTACTGCCTGGCGGCGGTGATAAGTGTTTCGATATAGGCGTCTTCATCATCGTACATCACGCGCAAATGATTTTTAGCCTCCGCGAGCGTTATCGGTTCCGTCATGGGCGCCACCTCCACAAAATAATGAGGGGCCGAAGCCCCCCATGTTTAGGCGATGAGCGACGGGCTGTCCTGAGCGCCGTATCGCAGATCTCCAACTATATATTCCGCCGATACCAAGTTGGCGGCGTTGGACAAGGCGGCTTTGACGCATATCCACTCAAAGCCGTTTTCCTTGTCAAGTACGTCGGTATCAACATGGAATACTACGATCTTGTTCTTTAAGGCCGCCGATGTAGTGAAGCTCACGGCCTTGTCTTTTGCCGTCAATTTATCGCCGGCGGCACAGTCTTCGTTGGCCCATATCGGCACCTTCTCCGTTATAACTTTGGAGTCAGTACCTGCGGCCGCCTTCGCTTGTTCAATGGTCAGCGCCACCGTCGCCGCGTTGCCCTGTGCGATATGCACCACGATCGCAACGCGCGGCGTGTACTTCATGTTTATATAGTCTCCGGCAGCCGCCGCGGCTCCTGTGCAGGGAGCTATCGCCTCTATAATGCGTGTCTCTTCCGCGAGTGAAAATCTGCTCATATTCAGGTCCTCCTTATGCCCGTTCCGCAAGGCAGATAAACGGGCTCATTTTTTTGTTTCCCTTAAGCGTCGTGAAAGGCGTCGAATCCCAAGGCTGGCCGTTGTTGCGCTGAATGAAGCGGAAGGCCGTTTCGTCAGTCACAAATTTTACATGGATAGAGGTCTCTATCTCCGTAGCGCCTTTTTCGATCAGCAGGTACTGGCTCAGGTCGGCAAAGATGATGTCGCCCTTGTCGCCGATCTGCGGGCAGCGCTCGCAAGGAATAACCGGCCTGCCAAGAAGCGTTCCGTAGAGGCCGCCGCTTAAACCAGTTGGCGGCATGTATATCGGCGTATCGCCCAGTGTCAGCAGCGGAAGCGCTTCCTGCACGCCGACCTGCGAAACATACCAGGCCGCGCGCTGTATAAATCGCGCCGGCATAGAATAGAACATTTTCAGGATGTTCTCTTTCGTGATCGTATCCGCCGTCTGCCCCGTCTCTTTAGCTACCGTTACCAGCGCGGGGCTGTTCATGAAACCTAAGCACTGTCCAGCCCCTGAACCCTCGTATATTTCAGTGTCGAGTTTAAAAGCGAAGTTATCGCGATAGCCGCGCTGAATCAATGCAGTCAGAGCCGTTGCGTCGCGCAACGTGCGGTTCGTTACGTATAGGAGTCCGTACATGTCTTCAAGGCGGATATCGCGCGGCTCCATCTCCGCTGATTTCCCAGCCTTCATCTCTTCGGCCTCGCCCTTGCGGTATACGGCGAACGCGCCGCCCCACGGGCCCTTACTGCGGTCTTTGTCTTTTATTTCCATGTATTCAAAGCTGTCAGAGTTCGGGCCTATCGGCTGGCGATCGACATGCGAAGAAAGCTGGCCTTCCTCTATCGCTGATTCGCGCAGCTGTGTCGCGAAGTCCGTTTGGATAAGGAACCCCACCTCCCTTGAAAGCGTGGTGGATACGCCGGCGGCGGCGTTGACCGCTTTCATACGGTTTTCGGCCTGATCGATAGGATAATCCACATCACCGCAACCTGTGAGGCGCGCCACAGCCTGCAGCTGATCGCCAAGCATGTTGAAGGGACGTTCGTTCTTGTCTTTAGGTATGGCGGGCGTTGTCGTGTTCGTTCGCCCTGCGACAGGCTGCGGCGAGTCGTTGACAAAAGCTTCAAAATCATTGAGCGCGCTGCCGCGCGCCTCATCCTCGGCAATTTCAGCCTTGAGATTTGCCGCTTCTTTCTGCAGCTCGTCCCATTTTGCCGGATCCACGCTGCCGGCGGCATTCATTTCTTTCATCTGCGCTACGATTGCTTTGAGTTTTTCTATTTTGTTCATTTCACATTACCTCCGTAAGATAAATTTCAAGCGCCCGCATCTCCTGCGCGCGCCTATTTATTTGCGTTATGTCCTCTTCGCCGCCGTCATTGCCGGGCGGCTCTGCCTCGCCAACGTCGATGATTTCGTCAATCAGCCCCATTTCAAGCGCCTTATCCGCCGTGATGAAGGAATCATGCCGCATCATCTCTAGCACCTTGCTTTCCGCCATACCTGAACGCTTCGCCATGAGGCTGATAATGGCTGCCTCGCTGTTTTTAATGCTCGTCAGCGCATCTTCAATTTGTTCCCGCGTCCCGTAAACAAATGACGAGACTGGATGAATCAGATATTCGGCGTTGGGGTACGAATAGCGCCGATGCGCCGCCTGCATGATAGGAACGCCCATGCTGTAGACGGCCCCTGCGCCGATCAGAGATATCTTGATGTCGCGCTTCGCGTTCCATTCGCGCACCATGTCGATAATCTCAAAGCCGTCTGTCACGTTGCCGCCGTAGGTGTTGAGAGATATCCTGACTTCCTCGCAGCGGCCTGATATCTTCGCGCCATAATTGGTTTCAAGCGCGTGAAAATATTGCACCATATTAGCCGTGACATAGGCGTTCAGCCGCAGCGTCATTACCCCGGCGTCGATCACTGCGCCGTCAATATCATCGGCAGCCGCTTTCTTCACATCTTTCGGCTCGTCCCACCAGTCTTCAACATAATTACGCGGGCTGTCGCCAGGCATGAGAAACAGGGGCGCGCCTCTTGAAAATTTATGCTTCATTCGCTTTCTCCTTTCTGATCAGGCGCCTTTTGCTGACTTGCCGCCGTGATCGGGATCATGTTGCCGTTGATAAGGTAATCATCGCCGCCACACTCCGCAGGAATCGGATTCATGTCCTCTAGCTCGCGGATCTCGTTTGCATTGAGGATGCCGTTTTGTCTCATGCTGGTGTAATAATTGGTCTTGGTCGCAAGAGCTACGCGCCAGCGAGAGTTGAGGTTGAATTTAAAGAAGTATCCAGCCTCTTTTTCATCTTTTGTCAGCAGAGAGCGGCGCAATTCCTCTTCCCACTGAATGATTCGCGGATAGATGCATTGCTGGTCAAATTCCATGCTCTGATGTTCGATGTTGCTGAAGGTGGCACGGTCAAGGATCGCTATCTTATGCGGCGGCACACCGAAGAAGCGGCAAACCTCGTGCATCTGAAAGGTCCTTGTCTCCATAAACTGCGCTGCGTCATTGGGGATGGTGAGCTGCTGAAACTTCATATCCTCTTCAAGAAACATTACGCGCTGGGCGTTGGTCAATCCCTCGTAGCTCTCCTTGAATGTTTTTTTGAAATTGTCCAGCGCCGTTTGACTCAGCTTGCCCGGATATGTCGCGATCCCCGAAGCGAGAGCACCATTCTGAAAAAACCTGGAACCGTATTCCTCTGCGGATATCGCAAGCCCCAGCGCGTCACGAGCGAGCGCGACAAAGCTCATTCCCGTCACGCCTGAGCCCATAGCGCGCAGATGCAGCATTTGCCCTTCTTTCAGCCTTACCGCCTCGCCGCCCTCGACCGCTACCGTGTAATAGAGGCTCTTTTTATCGTCGCGCTTTTTGTTCACGCGCCACGCCGGTATCGGCCATAGGCTTGTTACTTCTCCGGCCCTGTTTCTTACGATTTCCGCATAGGCGTTGCCCCAAAGTTCTAGATTCAGTGTCATCGTCTTTTTAAAATCTGAGGCCGTCATCTCTGGATTCGGCTCATAACGCAGAAGCGCGGCAAGCCGGCCGCTAACGCGCTCTTTGCCGCCCTGTGTGTTTTTGAGGAACTGCACAGGAGATGCCGCGATCTCTGAGGCGATTACACGGATACAGGCATAAACGGCCATGATCTTTATCGCGTCGTCTTCGCCGATCTCAAGCCCCGTCTTGGAGAGCGCCCTTATCACAGGCAGCCCCATAAGCCAGCGTTCAATGGGGTCTTTCGGCTCTTCTTTCAGCGCGGCCAACGCCGTTTTAAATCTTTTTATCAAGCTCACATGTCACCGCCTCCTTAGATTGAGACAACACCGCGCGTCTCGTATATGCTGGGCCCAGGCACGGGCTCGGCGTCGATGCGCGAATATGCCATTATCGCGGCGATTATGCCGTCGATTTTGCGGCGGCTTACCCTTGCCGCTTTATCTAGTTTTACGTTCCCTGCAGGGTCCGTAATAACTTCACAGTTATTTATCATCCAATTTGTTACGGGGTTATTCCCGTGGTGGAACATTCCCTCTAAAATAGTGCGCTGTAGTCCTTTTGTTGGCGGGCTCATCGATAGGAATCCCTGCCGAACGTCTACGCACGTGATCCCCTCGTTGATAAGGTGATTTGTCAGCTGGGTCGCATTATAAGGGTCTTCCGCGAGCGCAAGCACTTGATAATCTTTCGCGAAGCGCAGAATATCACGCTCGATGAAGTCATAATCAATCGATCTTCCGGGAGTAAGCGTGATATAGCCGTCTTTCGCCCATCGATCGTATTCTACGCGATCCCGCAGGCATTTCTTTTCTATGCCGTCTTCCGGCAAATAATAGCGCCATATCGCTTTTATGCTTCCATCATCCCACGGAAATATCGCGCAGACACTTGAAATGTCGCTGACGGCGGAAAGGTCTGCGCCAAGATAGCATTTTCTACCTAAAAGTGCTTGTTCATCAACTTTCCCCGCAGACGCGCACCAGTCTTCATAACTTATCCATGCGACAGAACTGGACGTCCAGACGTTCATGCGCTTTACGAGAAAATCATTCAAAACGCTGCTGTCGTTTTTTGCCGTAACGCACCGGCCTTTAAGCTCATCGATATCAAGCGCCGTTCCAAGCGACGGATTTGATTTAACGTAGACCTTTGAATCCGTCCAGTTGTCACCTTCGTCAAGCGTGTAGATTATGCCAAAGAGACTTTCGTCTTTTATGACGCCGCGCAAAATGTTTTCCACATAATCATGCTTGTCACGGCAAACGCTCTTCATTTCATATCCGGCTGTGGTGATGATAAGCAAAAGCGGCTGTTCGCGCGCTCCGGTCGCGGTGTTCAAGACTTCGAACAGTTCGTTGGTTTTATGGGCGTGGTATTCGTCAATGATAGCGCAGCTGACGTTAAGTCCATCCAATGTGTTGGATTCCGACGACAGCGGTTTAAAGACTGACACCGTATCCTCGATGGCGATAGAGTTGCGGTATATTTTTGCGTATTTTTTCAAATACCGTGACTGGCGTATGATTTGTTTTGCCGCCTCATGCACGATCTTTGCCTGCTCCCGCTGGGTTGCTGCTGAATACACCTGCGCGGCAGATTCACCATCCATGTCGAGCATGTACAGCCCGATTCCGGCTGCCCAAAAGGTCTTCCCGTTTTTTCTGGCAACCTCGATATACGCCGTCCTAAAGCGTCTTAGTCCTGTTTTTTTGACTTTCCAGCCAAAAAGTATATACGTTATGGCTTGCTGCCATGGAAGCATTATGAAGGGGCGCCCGCCCCATTTGCCTTCAAAGTGCCGATATTCATTAAAGGCTTTTATCGCCGTTTCGCCGGCTTCGGGATCAAAATAATACAGTTTTAGCTTCTTTATGTCATTGAGATGACGTTTTATAGCAAGTTTTACCCATTTACAGACGGTAATTTTCCCTTTCGCTACATCTTGTATGTATTTTTCCGCCCATTCCCTGCTATTCTCTGAGGCGATAACGGGCTTGAAGCTGTTCTTTTCGCTTTTCTTCATATTCATTTTCACCGTCCTCAATTGCGGCGGCGTCAATAGGCTGCATTATGCGCCGCTTTGACGATGGTGTAAGTCCAAACTCCGCTTCGAGCTTTAACGTCTCTTGCTGGGCGTCTCGCATTATGCGCCATGACGGGTTATAGCGCTCATTTGATTTGCCTTTATTGAGGATCTGGCCTCGCTTTTTTACATCAAGAGCGGCCTCCATATATACAGTAAGCAGATCATGATAACGCATGAACGCCAAACGATCGCTCATTTTTACAACGCCGGCTTTTGCAAGGTTATTCCAGAGTTCATCTGCCGTTGGCAAATAGTTATAATCTTCAATAGGCTGCGTGTCGATTTCAAGCTTGATCGGAGGCAGTTCTTTTTTATGATGGCTGCGTCCGGCAAGCTCTTTAAGTTCAGCCGGCTTTGGCTTTCGGCCACGAGTTACCATGATTGAGCCTCCATTCTGCGATGCCATGAATTTAGCAAAGTTTATATTTTATTAGCAGGGTTTAGTTTTTTGAAGTAATTTGGGGCGCGATTCTAATCGTTCCTCGGCTCGGTCTGGGGTCTGTGGTCTACCAGAGATTGAGATACCCCCTGCCCCTTTCCACTCTGTGGAATTAACTTTTTGAACTTTCCCTGTTTCTTCGTTCATTTTTTGTTTTCTCCGCATGGCAGTAACGACAAAGTGATTGCAGATTATCAACGGAAGTAAGCGATCCGCCATCTGATATCTCAATGATGTGATCAACGATCTCGGCCTGTTTGACAATGCCGCGCTCGTAACACTTACAGCACAACGGATGTCGTGTGATAAAAGAATCTCGTATCCTTTGCCAGCGCGCGGTGTGATAAAACCTATGAGACGCAGGTCGCGCCGCATCGTATTGCCTATGCCGATCTGCATTCACATGCAGCGACGCGTGTTGTTCACAATAAGATGCATCTGACGGTATGGCACGGTTGCATCCTGGATGATTGCATATCTTCATTGCTCGTTCCGGCATCTTACCAACCTCTCTTTAATGGCCTCGCACCAGTGTTCTTCCGTTTTTATTCCTATCCATCGCCGCCCTGTGGCTTCTGCAGCCGCCGCTGTGGTGCCGCCGCCCATGCAGTTATCGAGCACCGTTTCGCCGGGGATGGTGTAGGTGCGGATGAGCCACTCGAAGAGCGCCTGCGGCTTTTCGGTCGGGTGCTCGGTATGTGATTCCGACGGGAAGCGGAGCACGCTGCGCGGGAAGCGCGTACCGCGGTTCTCAATTGCAGTTTTTTTACCGTCGAAATGATAGATCGAGGATTTTTTCTCGCGGCCGCCCTTTTGCCGGTACGGACGCCCCTCGGACATTTGCGGCATGTATCGCGGCATCTTGCGATAGAAAACAAGGATATTTTCATGCGCCCGCAGCGGCATGCGATTGGCGTTCAAAAAACCGCACGCCTTGCTCTTCTCCCAGATGAATTCATAACGAAAGCGGAAAGGCCGTTTCGTGGAGTTGATGAGCTCCGTTACAAACGGCTGCTGTGCAGTGAGACAGACCGTGCCATTTTCTTTGAGGATACGGCCCCATTGATCCCATAGCGGTGAAAGCGGTATCTTCGTGTCCCACTCGCAGTTTGTTGTGCCGTATGGCAGATCGCAGAGCACCATATCTACCGTGCCGTTGCTGATTTTTCCGAAATGCTCCATACAATTGCCTTGATAGAGTATTCCGCTTCTTGTTCTCAAATAAATTGACATATTGACTCCTTTTAGTATACTACAGGTTGTCTATGTGCCACGAACACATAGCGAAAGAGGCGGGATAAAGAGCCGCCAGCTCTCCCCGCCTCGCCACCTGGCAAGATAAAAAGCGTCCGCGAGGTTTCCCCTGCGGACGCGTGAACTTGATGCTGATATCATATCGCCCTTTTTCGATAAAATCTATGCCATTATTTCGGACATTATTTCGGACACTTTTTCGGACAAAATTTATTGTCGGTAAATCTCCCAAGCTATTTCTCTTAATGCCTTTTTACGTTTGCGATAGAATTGTTTCTCTGTGAGATGATGCTTATAAGCAAACGCCTCGATCGAGGGATAACGGAAACTGCGCCCAATATAGTTCATGTCGCGCAGCAGCTTTGCATTGTCCGGCATCTCCGCTTCATATAACGTAAATACCTTCCGTATGACTTCAAGCCCACCAATAGAAGCGATCGTATCGTGAATACTTTCGTTGGCTTCGACGATGATCTGCTGCTGCGGCGTGCCCTTGCCGCCATCTACAGGGCCGGCGTCCTCCGCCGGCGCATATTTCGCCAACGCCATAGCCGCCAGCTCTTCCATGTCCGGCATATCTGCATCTCCAAAAAAGCAAACCAGCCCCGTAGGACAATAATCAGCAAACAAATAAAGGACATCCTCTATTTGCGATACTTTTTTAGGGACTAAGCTCACTTTCTTAGGCAATGTTATTCAGCTCCTATCTTGTTGTTCCTTAGGCCGTTTTCTATTTCTTGCTCTTATCGCTCGGCTTGTTTCTTCTAAACTTTCCAACGTTTGCCGCCGCACTTAATAAAATCGTCGGTCGGTGCATATTCGTGGATAACCATTACCGAAGGCACATCTCCGTCAGCATAGTCATAGCAAATATGATCGCCTTCACCAATGGGGACAACATTGTCGCAGTTAAAACAGTCATGAATTGGCATATTATCCTTATGCCTATTTGCTTTTCTTGTTTTCATTCCGATTCCTCCTCCGGTAAATCCAATGTCCGCCAATATGTAACGCTATACCCCGTTCCGTCCGGCGCAATAAAGGCTTTTAGCTCCGCATGATATTTCAGCACCATGAACCGCGGGGCAACGCCGCCGTAAAGCACAATGCGAGCAACTACCAGTTCCCCATCGGCGGGCTCTTCAGCTTCATATTTCCGCCAGCGATAAATTTCGCGGAGCGCGGCGAGCCTATCCTTTAGTGCGTTGATCTCGTCTATTTGAGCATTAATTTTTTTGCTATCGCATTCCCCAACTATTTGCGCCATATCTTTTAGTTGGCGTATTTCCTCGTCCTGCCGCACCACCGCGCGCGCAAGCAGCAACAGCGCAGGGTACTCCTTTTCTATGCGAGAAAATTTCTCCGCCGTACGGATCGTTACTCTAGCCACTGTTACTATGTTGTCATTCATCGTTTCTGTCTCCTTTCATATCTCGCGTTCCAAATTTTTATAGCGTGGGCTCTGTCGTGGCGCTTCGTGGAGCGGCCGCACTTCGAGCAATATATCTGTGTGCCTCCGATCGTTTCAATTACGGAGATCAATTCATTGCCGCATCGGCAGTTATTTATTTCTTCCATGAGTTAACCCGCAATGTCCTTCACGATTTTTTTCATCATCCCATTGCCACATGGCGCAAATACGCCCGTGACATTCAGGAAGTTCGACAAGTTTTCTCTCTCCATTTTTATTTTTTATAATTGATATCAAATCATAAGGAACATTATCAACATACCGAGTTTTTTCTTCTTCCAATCTCCCTGTATCGCACAATTTAGCGATTGTTATAGCGGCTAGAAATATAGGGCATATTTTATGGACTATATCTTTTTCTCTCATTTTTAAGTCTCCTTTTTTTGAACTTTCAAGATTTCACACTTGCTCATTTTCAAGTCCACCCTTCAAACGGGACATCGGTACACCTCTAAAGAGGTGTGTACCGACTGTCCCGCTTTGTGAAAAAAGGGCAAAGCGGGAAAAATACCGGGACAAGCGGGACAAAAAATATTTTGCATTTTCAAAAAACATTGCTATCACTACATTTTTTAACGGGACAAAGAATTGTCAGATAATTTCCCGTTTGTCCCGCTATGCCTAAAACGGGGATTTTTTTAAAAAAGTACAATGTCCCGCTTAAATTAGAACCGTTATTGTTTTTTGCGCAACTCTTGTTTAATATAGTTTTCTTCAAGTTCATTCCCTTCTCCCATTCGATATATTTCACCGTTGCATATCAATTCACCGTTTTGTATAAGCTCATCTTTTGCTCGCTGGAACGCTTTTTTCTTTGTGTTTTGATTTTTGCTTTCGTGTCGTTCATAAAAAGCCGCCCGCCAGTCTTCGATGTTCACTCCTGCAAATTCGCCGTGTTCGTCAAGCAGTCCGTATTTTTCGGCTGCATCTCGGTATGCTTGTAAGCCGAGATGTTGTGTTTTGCTTAGTTTGATCATCTCTTTCTTTTTTCCGTTCTCATCCGGTTCAAGCACGATCGTGGATACCGCCTCACCGTCTTCGTCAAACCATCCGGGTAAATGTACAGGGATTCGCTCAAGATATATTGGGTCGGCAAGCTCGCTGTCCTTTTGCTTCACCTGCTCGAGCTTGATGTTGTCGCCCGAGGTGGAAACAAGTATCTGGTTGTCCAGCGCGCCGCGCCATGCCGACGAGCCGCGGGCCCTGCCTTTTGCCTCCTGGTTGACGCCGGTATGATGCACGAGGATCACCGAGCAGTCAAAGGTGTGTGACAGCGTGCTGCAGGCGTCAAGCATCGTTTTTGTGTCTGTCGCCTTGTTCTCGTCGCCGATCAAAAAGCGGTGCAGGGTATCGACGACGATGACCGATACGTTCTCCGCCTCAAGCGCGCGGATCTCGGATATCGTTTTTGCTAGTCCTTCCGGGGTGTTGAGGTCGCAGGCGCCGCCGGAGACCCACGCGTTGAGGTGTTCGACGTTGTGATACTTCTTCCAGCCGGCAAGGCGGGCTTTAAGACCGTAATGTCCCTCTCCCGCCAGATAGATCACGCCGCCCGGACGCACCCGCAAGCCGGCCCATGATTCGATGCCCGCCGCCATGCGCAGCACCCAATCGAGCACGACAAAGGTTTTGCCCGTGCCAGAATCGCCGTAGATCATCGCCAACCCTCCGGCCTGTATCCACTTCTTTATGAGCCAGCGAATGGGCGCCGGCTTCGCACAAAAGTCATCAGCTGCGGTAAGCCATGCGCTTTTGCCCGTGAGCAGTGCCTTTAGATCACCGCCGGCGGTAACGTAGTCGTTCACGTCGCCGATCTCCGGCGGCAGGATCACCCGCGCGCCTATAAGCGTAGCGGCCTCGCCCGCCGCGGCCTGTCCGGTGCCGCTCTCGTCGTTGTCTCCAACGACGACGATCTCCTGCGTCGGGCCGAGCTTCTCACGCAGCCACTTGGACACTGGCGGCAGATTGCCGGCGTTAAGCGCCATCACCACGGTCGCGCCTGTCGCCTCGTAGATGCTGGCGGCGGTGGCGTAGCCCTCGGCGACATAAAGCGGCCCTTCCTGCGGCGGCAGAGGGCCGAGGGCGAAATATCCGCCCTTGACCTCACCTCCGCCGTGGAATTGTTTCTGGCCGTCCGCGGCGATGTACTGCGCAGAGGCAATCCGTCCGTCCAGAATTATCGGGATCATGAGACGTCCGTCACCGGTCTGATAGATACCGTAGACGCCGACCTGTTTGCGTTGCAGATATGAATGCCCCGGCTCGGCGGGCGTGACGGTCTGTAAGATGTTCATAACGGCGTTTGCGATCTGTTCGCGGTATTTCCGCCGTTCTTCGTCGCGGATGGACGCAGCTTCCGCCATCCGCTTTTCACACGAGACTATCTCATCCGCCGTGAGATCGCGCCCGACGTTGGCAAGCCATTTGCTTTCAAAGCCGCCGCCGTGCCAGCTGCCGAACATGCCGGCGGGTATGTTGTCGCCGAAGCCGATATACCAACCGGCTTTTTCGGTGTTTTTGTCGCCTATGACCGCGAAGCGGCGAATCTTGCCATCGAGGATGACGTGGACAGGCCGCTTCGGCGCGATGGCAGAATTAGCGATGGCGTTTTGTAGCTGTGTTTCTGGCGTGTCGGGTTTTACTTCCCTGTCCCATCCTGTTGGCAGTGTCGCCATCGTTTCATCTCCTCCCGCCGGTCAAACGCGGCCTGTAGTGCTTCGTCTTTTCCTTTGCAGACGACAGCTTTATAGCCGACCGCCGCCAGATACTCCATCCAGTCTTTTTGTTCTTCGGACGTCTTACCGCCCCTTTGGCGTTTCATCTCAATCCAGAAACACCACTCGGGGATGAAGAGGTCCGGCACGCCCTTACAAACACCTTCGGCCTTGAGCCGCGCCGCTGTCTTGATGTCGCGCCAGCCTCCGTTTGGTATGGCGATTATCCGCACATCGGGGAAGGTCTTGCGGAAAGCAGAAACGAAAACGCACTGTTCCTCATGCTCCGACGGCAGGCCAGTGGCGCTTAAGCACCCTGTAATATCGTCCGTCTTTTTTGATTGTGATACTGTCTGGTGCTTTTGCACTATTGAACACCTCCGCGATGTCGTCAAGATAGTTTTCATTTTCGCCGTTTACTGTGGAGATATCGGCGCCGCAGCCGTCAATGATCGCGCGCAGCGTCATCTCGGCGCGGTACCGCGCATAGCCGTCGTGTAGGATGGTGATGTACTCTGTCACTTTGTCTCCCGTCAGCTCGGCATTTTCATAATCCACGCAGAGCATATTGATCTGCTTCGCTTTGCTTTGGCGCACATACCACCACCAGCTGCGTACGCGCATCTCTTCCGGCTCAAGTCCCATAATGTCATCGTCGTGGAGCTTGACGGCCTCCTTCGGTGCCGGAGGGAACTCATACCCGCAACATGGGCAGACTTTAACCGAAGCGTGAACGAGCTCCGCGCATTCGTCGCAGACCTTTACCGGCGCGTCGCCGGTGCCTGCGCCCTTGTGCTTCGGCGGCTTGACCTCCGTGATCGGGCCGTGGCGCTTGACGTTGCCGGCGAAGTCGAGCACAAGGCAATGGTCTGTGTGGCTTTTGAGCCGCATCCCGCGCCCTGCCATCTGAATATATAGCCCTGGGCTCATTGTCGGACGGCAGAGAGCTATCAGGTCAATGTCCGGGTAGTCAAAGCCCGTCGTCAGTACGTCGGCATTGGTCAGGGCTTTTATGCGCCCAGCTTTGTAGTCGGCGATGATCCTGTCGCGTTCTGTTTTCGGCGTGGCACCGGTAACAACCTCGGCCACCACGCCCCGGGAGCGAAGCACGTTGCGGATCGCCTCGGCGTGCGCTACTCCGGTGCAGAAAAAGAGCCATGCCTTACGGTCGCCGGCGCGGCGGATCACCTCTTCTACGATACGATCGTTGTCGTCGGCGTTGTTGACCGCGGCCTGCAGCTCGTGTTCGATGTACTCACCGCCGCGCTTGCCGACGCCCTCGGTCGAGAGCACCGTCCCCGGCAGCTTCGACCTTAACGGCGCGAGGAATCCGCGCGCTACAAGCTCCGCAATTTGCACAGGCTCTATGAGGTCGTCGAAGATTGCCCCGTGTTCGCTTATCAGGCCGTGTCCAAGACGGTAAGGCGTAGCGGTAAGGCCAACTATCCTCATGTTTGGGTTCTTCGCTTTAAGGGCCTCTAGGAGCGTTCTATAGCCTCCCTCTGCTTTATGCGATATTAAATGTGCCTCGTCTACGAGGGTGATATCCACAAAGCCAAGCATCTCGGCCTTGTCGCGCACGCTCTGTATCCCTGCGACGGTGATAGGCAGTCCAATGTCACGGCTGCCCATTCCCGCCGAGTAGATGCCAAGCGGAGCCTCCGGCCACGCAAGCATGATTTTTTCTGCGTCCTGCTGCAGCAGCTCTTTGACATGCGAGAGGATGAGGATGCGCGATTGTGGCCACCCCAACATGATGTTTTTGCAAAGCTCGGCAATCACATGGCTTTTGCCGCTGCCCGTCGGCATAACAATGCATGGATTGCCGGGGTTATATTTCAGCCACGTAAAGAGCATAGTTATTGCTCGCTGCTGATAGTCGCGTAGAGCCATTAGAAGGGCACCCTTTCGTCTTTTGGCCCCTGTTGGTCTATTGCGAGAAGTTCATGCGTTGTGATGGCCCCAGCGTTGAGATAGGGGTTGCCATTAAGGTATGTCACGCCCTTTATCTCATATTTGCCACACATGCCGTTCTCGTTGCCGCCAAGCCATTTCCAAGGCACAAGATCGAAGTGCGCAACGTGCGCCTCACAACCGACGCGCTGTTCTTCAACCGATAGTTCGTAATTCTGCATGGCCGCACAGGTAAATTTCCCGTCCTTGGTTGCTGTGACATGCGCGCAGGTACGGCAGTTGACTTCTATCGATAGGTGCGTGCCAAAACAAAAATCATGACCGGGGCAATAGCGGCACTGATACCACGTCGGGTCTGTTGACAGTGGCTCCGGGAGGCGCTCTGAGAGGGCAAGCATATGCCCGCGACGGATAAGGGCCTCGGCTCTCGCTTTGTCTAAGTAGACGCGCTCCGTGTACATCTCGTCGTTGTCTTTGCAGACGGCGACGTAAAGCGCGCGGTCGATCTTCGTGCCGAGCATGTAGCCCTGCATCTGCCGCCAGTGCTGACGCTTGGCGCCGCTCACTCCCTTGGATTTAAGTTCGTTGAAGGATTTGAGCGAGTGTGTTTTAAACTCCGCAACATGGCGCGTTTTCTCGGCTCCGGGGACGCCGCTTTCGATGATACCATCGATGGAGCCGGAGACGTGGCCGCCG